CGGTCGTTGTTTCTGATTCCTTCTCAAATAAATATCCCATGCCAATAGACACATAATATTTGTACTTTGATACATCTATATTATCAACAACCACGATAATGTTTCGAACCGTTGTATGCTTGACAATAGTTTTACCCTTGTATTCTGCTTTTATTCTCATCTTTTATCTTGTTTAGATCGTGTTTAATGTCCCTAATATAGTAATGAGCTGAGGTGACCGGAATGTCAAAGTATTTGGCCATTGACCTGGCGGTCGTGTATCCCTTCTCATAGTATGCCTCAAAGATTATCAACTTGATTCTATCCTTGACCTCTCTCTTATATATCTCAATGCATGACTTGTGGTCATGGTATTTCTTTTCCTCTCTAATCTTTTGCTCCAAATCCTCCTCGTCATCACAATCATTTGGAATATCAAGCTCATTGGCACCCACTCTCTCCTCGAGTTGACTGATTGAAGTTGACCACAATATTTGTTTCTTGATCGTGTTCAATAAGTAGCTCTTAACCTTATTCTCATCCTTTGTATCATCACTTATCTCAGCCACATAAAGATAACTGTTGTTTATGACTACATCGGCAATCATGTTGGCCTTGAATTTAGTGAGGAAATACTCAGTGTACGTCCTCACCTCATCATAATGCCTTGAGATATATCGGTCAAGTGTTCGCTTCATACCATTCGATGAATTGCTTATAGTATATCTTCCTCACTGTCCTGGCACAAAAGCAATCGGTTGTAATCTCTCCGGTGTGCTCATCGTATATTCGGTACAGTGCTTTGAGCGTAATCTTGGCGTACTTAGATGCATCAGTTGACCTGATAATCTCATTGATATATTTTACTTGAGCTTCGCTAAACATTCCTCAATTATAAACGCAATAAACGAAACGATGGTTGCCTGAATGAAATCACCAGTGATGATCCATGTGGACCAAAAGCTCATGCACTTCCAACAACCAAGTCCGGCATGAATGTAGTTGACCAAGTGATTTGGTTTGATTCGCATTGCCAATCCATCCCATATCATTTGCAGTGGCTCGAATGATACCAGGAACCAACTGAGTGCGAGTGAACCTAAATAAGTCATATCTCTTGCTTTAATTTTTCAATGTAAAGTGTGGCATCCATCAATTCCTCCTGGAGATGATTCAACCATTCCATCAAAGGTAACGAATTATTCTCCAATGTTGTACCATATTTCTTGATTCCCATCTCGGAACGGTCATAATACTTGGTCATGACCTTCATTACGATTGGATCGGTGTTGATTGGTTTCTCCTCAGGGATGATTTCCACTTCCTCAAGCATTGCACCAAATGTTCTCAGCTCTTCAGCAAAGATTTGCTTGGTGTTTGGCTTGAGCTCATCCATCATTGTCTCCATGAAATCATATAAGTCCTGGAGCTCTTTGTTTGTTCTTTTCATATCAATTCATTTGACATTTAACTTCATCGAATGCAGCTGCATCCACTTCATCGATATATACCTCATCATCTTCCATAGTCAACACGATGCAATAATTGACATTCATCCCACTGAATACATCTTGAAATCGATTGATGATCATGTGGGGATTCTCATTCTTGGTGCCAACATAGGCAATGAAGTATCTATCTCTCATAATACTTGAAAAATTTGATGTAGAACTCCTCATTCACTGGATGACCTTTCAAGAATCTCCACAACTGAAGATAAGTGATTCCCATGTCCTCAGCGATATGAGCTAATTTGTATCTCTTGGATACCCGTGACCTCACCTCTCTATCGATGAAGTCACGAATGGTTTCCCCATCAGAAAGGTGAATCGTCAAAGCTCTCATCTACCACTGGCATTGAATTGATACTCCATACATCCAAAGTATTGTAATACTTCCCGTTGTATTCTCTCCCTCTCAGATTGAATTTCACTGTGATATCGATACCAGGTGAATACTCATTGAGTAGTTTACACTTGTCTTGAGCTAATTGGAACGAGATGTCCTGAGGATACTCTCCATTTGGCACTGTAAGGACGAACATTCTCACTGAGAACTTGTCGCTGATTTGTTTGATTGGCTCAATTACTTTGATTGTGCCTTTTACTGATAATTCCATTTGTTTTTATTTGTTTACGTTTAAAATGCTCCTTTAAATATCTGAGATGCGATGGCGGTGCCTACCAATGTCAATGATATCGCCATGACTATAAGAGTGATGAGTGCGTATATTTTCTCCTTCATTGTTCGTCTGTATCAGGTTCAAATATATGAAGGTTTCCACTGAATACATATCCCGTTGCACGGAGCATTCTTTCAAGTATATCCAGCATTTCGTCCATGTCTACATCGTTATAACCTACCTCATATGTGATGGTACGCTCGTATTGTTCTATTGTTATTTTCATTTCGCTTCCAATAATTTATAATACTCATTATAATACTCAGTACACAATTCCAATCTCTCAACCATCTCTTGCTCCTTCGCCTCATCACGATCAAACGAAAGTACGGTGATTCTCTTCTCAGGTGCGATGTGGTCAACGCGGTGTATATCTAAGTTCTCCCACTCGTTCAGAAGTTCGTTGGATGTAGTTACCATGCAATAGATTAATTCTGCCTTAGGTCGGTCATATAACCTCATGTAAGCTCTCAACTGCCACTCATAAATTGTATCGTATCCATCCTCTGCCATCACTGGAAAGGTATCCAATGACCAGGATGTTTTGATATCAATGATTGAATCGTTGGTGATGATGTCACATTCACCGGTCATCAGCTCGTCAACCATTCGCACAGTATTCTTGATATATCCTTCGAATCGCACGGTGTTGAGCAGGTCGATTGAATCCTGCTCTTGCATCAATCCCTTTTGGATGTACTTATTATTGATTTCACTTCGGTAACCGTAGAAATTCTCCTTTGCAATCTGCTTAATGTAACTCTTCGCAGTTGCTCCCATTTCATTCTTGCCTCGGCCATTAGTCATCAACTTGCCGATGGAGGATGGATGCCACTTCATACTTCTAATGCTTTAAGTTGTACCTCAGTCAATGACCATTTCTCAATCAATTGCTCCTTTGTGTACTTTCCTGCTTGAATGGATGCCACTGCAGATTCAAATCTCGCATTGTCCAACGCAGGTTTAACCGGTGCGACTGCAATCGATGCTGCCTTCCCATCATCATCCACTGCTTGAAGTGAGAGAAGTGATTGCAATGTACCTCTTCGGAAGTAAGTCACCGCACTCAACACCTTTTGTGGATCAGTAATAATCGGTAAGGTCATGAATGACTCAACCATCTCACCTGAATCGATGTCAATGATTCTCGTCACCACATCATTTCCAACTATTGGCTGAAGCAATATCAATCCATTCTCCAATAGAATCGGCTCGACTGCGGTGAGCAGTGCATTGATGTCGGCATATGACTTTTTGAAATGTGGATTCGTTGCATTCTTTGCAACCTTTCCAATCTGCGACTTGGCAGTGTGCAACTTTTGGTACAGTGTTGCGACTGTTTTTTCTTGTTTTTCCATTATTTAGCGTGTTAAATTTCAATAAAGATAATAAACTATTTTAATTCAGCAATGAAGTTATCATAAAATTCAATGAAATCATCAAAAGTTCTTGAGATATAGTACACTCCTCCAGCATCTTCAATCATTTTCTGATATACTTTTTGTGCATCTGATTGCCTATCCTTCCCATACTTCACCTCAATCTTGACTGATCGTCCTCGAATGGTTGCCGATATATCTGCGGAACCTGGTGTTCCCGTTCCTTTGGTCCATTGACCTCCCATCTCTACTCCATCGGTACGGTATTTCTTGCGATACACTCCCATTGTATTGATTCGCTCCGCTTGGCATCCACTCATTTGAAGGAATCCGCAGATTGATTTGGTGAGTGCATTCGCTGAGTTATCCTGCCAATTGGTGAGGAATGAATCGATGTATGGCATCTTCGGATACTTCGCTCGTGTGAGAGCTCTTTCGAGGTCTTTGATTCGTTCTTTGTTTTGTTTGGTCATAAGTTAGTTTTTTTAAGTTCATTAAATGTCCTTCCTTCATAAATATCTTTGATAATTTTCCATCTTATATATTCACGAATTGTCAACCAATATTTAGGATTGTTCGTGTTTGTGTAAAATTGAGCAGCTTTAAATTCAATCAGTAAAATTCTTTTATTAAGCATTAAACTTCCTCTCATTCCATTAATATCAATGCTTACTTTTATATATTCCTTTGTCATATCTCCTTTGCTTTATCGTTTAACTCATCCCAAATGTCATCCGGATCACTTGGTGTTTTATCGGTCCTTCCGTATTCAATCCATCTCCGGTTGTTTGTTTTATTCTCAGTGATTTGATGCCCATGGTAATGGCCAAAGATACTAAGCCATTGAGAGAATTTCTTTTTGCTCAGTTTAGCATAATCAGTATACTCATTAGTGAATGCCTCATGAAGCTCGTCTTTGTACAACCGTACATTGAGAGGAAGATTCCCATCATTTGACCAATCGTAAAACTCAAAACACGTTTCCTTGATGAATTTACGCACATCCAGGTTGGTGAATTCATGAGATACCAATCCATTCTTTAGGTAATATTGACAGCATTGAATCATGAAATTATCAAACATAATCCACTGCTCATCATTCCAATCATCAAATAACATATGACCGAACTCATCCAATGGTGATCGTGTGTGACCAAAATAGTTGCTCATCTCCACTTCAAACTTCCTTCTCTCAAATGAGCCACCCACTCCACCAATCGTGTAGTTGGTTGTTATGATAATCTTCGGTGATTTGTTCACTGGTATCTTGATGGCATCTTGGCCTTTGTATTCCAATGTGATTCCTTCAGTAATTAATGAGAAGAGATTCTCAAAGTTGAAGTTCTTTTTCACATCATCAAACACCAAGAGCTGAGTATCCGTTGAAACAGTTTGATACGGGAATCCTTTGGTGAATTCAAATGTCTTTCCATCAATTGATGCTACCTTTTTTAACTTAGCAAGTGCATTCCAAAACAATCCCTTTCCACTTCCTCCATTTGGATTCTCTGAAATGGTTTCATCGTTGAATATGATTGCCTTGTTACTAGCTGAGGTCTTGTATGAATGCATCAAATATCCAATCACCGACTTGAATGAGTTGTATTTCGCTGAATCTTTACCACTTACCAACCATAGGAATGTTCTGAACTCACTTTTATGGTGATCACTAGCAATATATTCCCGGTCAATTATCTGCCTCTTCCATACATATCCATCCAGGTCAATGTATTCATGCTTGAATATCCCTTGCTTGGTGATTTCCACCGCACAATTGCGGTAATATAGATAACATTTCTCCGCAGTATCCTCCATCATCTCAACTTGAGCACTGTCCAACATCGAAAGGAATTCAGATGTGAAGTATTTGGTTGCACCTGCCATCAAATCATACGGTTGGAATCCAATCTCTTCCCTAGATAGCAGAGAGCTGAGGGTGAAATCCTTGATTCTCTTCTCATTTGTTTCCTCAATTAAATTCTGCTCCTTCTTAATGAATGAGTAAGTATTGGAATCAGCAGGAAAATACTTGAAAAAGTTGTTTTGTTGGAGCCAAAATTTATATTGATGGATGCTCAATTGAATTCGATTCTGATTGTTGTAAGTCCAAAAGTCCTCAATATTTCCGGTTTCCTTAATGGCATCAACGCACTTTTCAACCTCATCTTGAGTAAACTCCGGAAGTATCTTGATGATATCGTTGGTCTTTTTACCTGCTCGAATGTGTTTTTCAATCTTCGCCCTGGATGTATTATCTTCAAAGTACCTGGTCCCGAATTGGGATGTCTTGGAATATGCTGATTTGATTATCTTTCGAATCTCATTCTCTTTCCCACCTTCATCAAATCGAAGCATCACATTCTCGCATTCAGTTTTCTGAATTCCAAAGTCATTGAATGCAGCTGCAAGTTTAAATAGGTTATTGTTCTTCTCACCTGGCACCATTCCATACTTCCGTTCCCACCATTTCATCAAGTTGTCAATGATACGGTTGTCCGACTTGATTGGAATCATCACATCCATCGAGCCAATTTCCTCAATCTCCGGCTCCTCGATTTGAGTCCACATGATTGAATCTTGGTTGATGTAAATATCCGGATCATATGACTCAAAACAAAATCGGTCAAGATTACTCCCTGAACTATCCCAATAATCTGAATCAAAGTAAGTTCTCAAGGCATCAAAATATCCTTTGAAATCTCCCTCAGTTGGAATCTTGACCAATGCCTTCACTCCTTTTCCGCTTGGCGATATCCACGCACTGAAAACATAGTTGTTGAACATCAATGCATCCTTGAATTGAATCGCCTCAGCGGTGTGACTCATGTTGTCAAAGTCCAACACCATCAATCCGGACCTTTGTTCGATACCTTTTACTGAACGACTCTTGAAAGTCCCATTGAAACAAACACCAGGAAGCTGATTCTTGTATTGTTTCTGCTCATCCTTAGTTGCACAAGCTCTGATTTGCTCAACCAATTCCTTTGACTTACCATCTCGAATCCTTTCGAGGCAGTAAAGAGCTGATTTGTTGAATGGATTTGTGGTATCCGTTACCTTCTTAAAAATTGATACGATCATAACGAATTTAATTTATTTTGATATGCTAAATGAGCATCGTATTCATTAGTGAATAATCCTAAGTAATATTTTTTACCATTTATGATAATAGATGCTCTCCATTTTTTATTATCTTCTTGCCAATGCACACCTGTATATTTAGAGGTAGATTTTATATGCTTTTTATTAGCATTTTCTCTTTGAGTTACAATTCTTAAATTTTCTACCCTATTATCTAATCTATTATTATTTATGTGGTCTACAACTAATTTTAATCCGCAAGGCTTATGATTTAAAAATGATTCAGCAACTAATTGATGAATGTCTCTTGTGATAGTTTTATTATCATAAAGCCCAACAATAAAATAACCTCTTGTTCCTATTCTTTGCTTTAAAATAAGTTCTTTATTAAACCTTAAACTTTTTACTTTACCATATGAGCTAACCTCATAAACTCCTTCAAAATTTGGAATTGGTCTCCATTCTTCTTTTTCCATAACTGCATTTTATGTTAAACAAAAAATCCCCTTGAACTTTCGTGAATGCAGCACTACTAATCCAAGAGGATTCTAATAATTTTTTTAGTGTCTCTGCATTTGACATACAAATATAATAATTAATCTTTAATCTGATACAAAATACACTTTATTTTCAATTAGTACCTCAATGTGTACCTAAATGTGTACCTACTAAAATTCAATGTTTATTGGTGTTTCAGCGGTTTTGGTACACATTTTCACGTTTTTTTGGGATTTTTTGAAAATATTTATTTTTCCAATTCTCAAAATAATTTAATTCATATAAGTATATGACCTAAAATGTGTACTTAAGTACCTATTTTATTGCTCAAGTGAAAGCAATTCCTCATATTCATTCCTCAGCACTCTCCTTTTGATTGCTTTGAGCTGATTGTACGATCTACATTTGAGGATATCATCTTTCAAAAATCGTAATTTCTTGACATTAGCACTTCCTTGAAGCTCATCGATATCATCCTGGATTACGGTGATATAATATGTATCACCACTCTCAACGGACCAATGATGTTGTTTGATGTTATGCATAACCGTTGCATGACCTCGATTGAAATACTCACCAATGGAATGAAATGGGAGATTCAATGCTCTCAATTCAGCCATTAGATACCTTCTTCTCATTGTCAATACCTGGTGTCGACTCGTTACATCCAATGCATCTCTTTGGATGATGTGTTTGATTGCTTTTATTTTATCCTGCTTGTTCATCTTCTGCATTTTGTAGCCATTGTCTGAAGGCCATTTGTATATCCATTTGTTGATTCCATATCTCTGCTCCGGCATCATCGAGCAATCTCTTATCACTTCGCCGAATCTCATCGAGTAGCATATTCGCCTTTTGTTTTATTGACTTTGTGAATATCTTCTCATCATTCATGTCCTCGATGAAGTCACCAATCACCGGAAGTATTCCAACGATTGCAAGTATTTTTGTTGATGGTTTCATGATATTTCCTTATAAAATTCCTCTTTTGTTACTGATTTCACATCAAATTGATTTTGATTAAATGTGATATTTACGCTGAAATAATCTCCATTTTTTTTGAGGAATGAACAAAATTCACGAGCAATATGATACAATGCAAAATCACAATTAATCAATATGTATTTTGGTTCTTTCATATCGGCTCCACTTTAAATTTTCCAACTGTACAAAGGCCTCGATTCAATAGATCCGATTTCTTCCAATAGCACAATGATTTGCTTGGAAACGTCCAGGATTGAATGACTGTCTTTCCCGAATAGTAACTTAGCTTATACATAGCGACACTAATTTAATGATGATTAATACTGCTGCGATACCAAGGCTCAATGCAATTCCAAGCATCGATGCTTCATGGTTTTCTTTTCTTTTATAGCTCATATTTGTATTCTTTGTTGAATGTAATCAATCATATCTTTTACCTCTTGAGCCATTTCATCAATACCATCATTGTATGCGGTATTTATTTTGCTTGATGAATTATCATATTTCACAATAAAATGAATCAACTTTTGTTGAGTTGGTGAAAGCGTTTCAATTAATTCATCAAGTACATATTCATTTAATACCTGAACATAACTCATTTTTAACTTATCCGCTTTTTGCAATATCTTTCTCGCTTCCTCATCGTGATTAATTGCCTTTTCAAATTTTACATCTATTTTCATAACTTCTGATTAAATTTTATTTCACAAATTCTTTTATACAATTCCTCATTGAATGTACCTCTGATGTGTTCGTGTGATGACTTGGTTGTCCAAAACCTTTTCATCCTTTGCAGTTTAAATACCATATTCTTCCCAATCAATTTCATCGTTATCATTTCCCCAGGTGTACTCACTTAGGAAATCTCTTTCATCCATTAGGTGCTCAATCATTCTGAGCATCCATTCCTTATATCCAGGATCAAACTCCATGACCTTATCATCGGGGAATTCATCGGTCCACCACACTCCACTCTTTACATTGATATCGATATCATATCGAGCGGTTTCAAAGTCATAGTTGCTTTTCCACCAATCAATGTCAATTTGGAAATATATTGCTCCAATTTTATAGTGAGCTTCCATTGAGCAGTTGTCCACATCCATGAAGTCCAAATCAATTCTCTCTACTTCTTTTTTCCAATTCATTTCGCTGAGTTTTTAGTGATGAGTTCACCGTACTTCTCCAATACCGGTGACTGAACGTGTTTTTCTTTGATTTGCGGGACTTTATTGGTTTGGCAATAGTCAGGTTGCGTAGCGGTAAAGTAAAGCATCACAGTCCAAAATAATGTGAATGCAATTGCACCACCAAGAAAATCCTTTTGTGTTTCGTTTAGTGTTTTCATATTCCTCTTAATTTACAAACTAGTTTATTAACTGATGACCATCTAGCAACTGCGATATCCGTAAAAGGATCACGCATTCCAAATTTGTCAATACATTCCATCATTTCTTTCCATAATTGCTTTTCTTCTGCAATCATAATTTGAATCATTTCTTGTTTTTTCATAGCGTTTTTTTAATTGTTTACTCCACAAAGATATGAAAGGTTTCATAAATGCAAAACTTTTTCAACTTTTTTTTCAGTTTTGAACAAAATTAATTGTGAATGCTATACCCGATAAGGTATTAATGTAAAGGAAATTTACTTAATTATACCCTTTAAGGTATAAAAACACTTAATGAAGTTGAAATACGTCTATTTTGCGTATAAATTCGAATAGATACGGATATACAATTGCCAATAAATTAAAATAATGGCCAATGTTTGTCACAAAACAAGGGTAAATTTGTGAAATTCTTGTCACAAAATAAGGGTAAAACCTTAAAAATATTTCAAATTCTCAGGTTATACCCATAAAAAAAGGGATACCATTTCTGACATCCCCCTTTACACACGCTAATGAGTTGCTAATTTACAAAGGAAATTTGATTGAATCGATACTTTTGTGCATTTTTCTTATGCCTTCTCTCTTGATTTCTTTGGCGTTTATCTTCAGTATCCTTCCTCCGGTTGGCTTGATGGGAGCTCCACGCTCAACGTGCCATCCTTTGGAGCCATCACCGTACTCTTCTTTGTAAGTTCCAGTGAGCATGAGGTGGATGTTTTTGTGGTGATTCACATATCCATGCTTCGGTGAATGAACAACCGTATCTCTCACATCATTTCTACACGCGTTCTCGTGGATATGTCCCATGGTGAACACATCAAAATCCTCATACATCTCCAATGACCTGGTCAAGTTGATTGCTCCCTTGGTCACGATTCCTCCACCGCCTGATCCATGGAAGTATTTTATCTTTGTTGTGGTCCATGTACTCGCATTGTATTTCTGATGAATGATAAGCCATCCACCATAACCTCCGGTCATTACACTGCTTCCATTCTTGTAATTAAGTAGGTCAACGAATCGCTGAAGGATATCCGTTTCTTGATACTTTATGATGGCAGTTTCATGATTCCCGTATCCGATGACAGTGAGGATGTGAGCATATGGACTAAACCATTCAACCGCAGTTTCAACGATTGAATCCAAATACTTTGCGTTGTTGTGCTCAGGTCGGATGTCGGACTTGTTTCCTCTACGATCACCTTTCCCTTGCATCAAACAAAAGAAGTCACCATTCACCATAACCTTGATATCATTCTCAAGGCAGTAATCAAAATCACGCTTCAATAAATCCCAATCGCATTTTGGATTGTCCCAGTGAAGGTCGGACATCATTGCAAGTTGAACGGTTGCTCCATCAAGATGAAGCTCGTGAATGTTTTTAGAGTGCTTTTTGAGCATATTGGAAAAGATATTTAGTGAACAATCCGAGTCCAAATCCCATAACAAACAACCAAATATTTGCTTTCGATTTCTTCTCGCTTTTATATTTGGCAACTTCTATTCTTTGAGTTTGGCGGATAGTGTCACGAGTAATCTTATACTCAATTCGAGTTTGCCATCTTGTTTTTGGCACAAACGATGTATTGTATTTGATGACCGTATCCTTTTGAACCAATACCTTCTCCCAAAAGATGGTGTCATTCCTTGAATAAGGTATTGAATCAATGGTGGTGATTCTTATCGTATCTGAATTCTCATCGCAACGATATCCTTTATTCATTGCCTTGACCACATGATAATGAGCAGAGCAAGAGCAAAGCAACAAAGCAGATGTGATAAATACTAGCCTCATTTATATGGAATATATTTTGTAGATCCACCTTGTTTGATAGCTTTAAGGATTTGCTTACGTTGTTTTCCCGTTGATTCGTAACTAACATGCACCCAATCCGGATTGGAATCAGTACCAAATTCCCAAATCATTTGATCAAATACCAGGTTATCCTTGATGTAGTCAAAAACTTGTTTGTTAGTGATGCTCGTTCCATCCATATCAATATCAATCGCTTCGCCCGTACAATGTTGCGAGGACAATGAGCCACCAACTGCCTTGTTCAATGCTGCCGAGCGGTACCCGGATGAGATATGAATCGGAATACCGAAGTGTTCTCTAATAGGTTGGAACACGTTCTCAGCTAACTTTTTAAAGTTCTCTAAATGTTCAGGTGTTGGCATATTGCTGATGCCTTTACGTTTTGCAGTTTCGCTCCTTGTTACTTCTGCTAATGCTAAATTTTTACTTAGTTGCATATTATTGGTTTTTGTCTTTGAAAATTTTGTCTACTGATGCCAATCCAAGGCATCCAAAGGATAACATTGCCACTGCATTTACCAATGTGTCTGATGGCTTAATGTCACCATGCGAGTAACTATTGACGTACATGGTTACGCATAATGTCATACCGGATACAATACCGATAAAACGCTTGGATGAAAAGTTTCCTTTCTCATCTTGGAATAATTGTGAAATAAATTTCTTCATAATTTTAGTTTATTTAATTTAGGCCTGGATGGAAGTGCGATATCAGTATGCCATCCATTTCTTGGCTCTTTATCCTCTTGATTATTTGTATCGCAACTTTTATAAAATAACAAATCACCCGTGTAATCATCTTTTCTCACAACGTATTTGGATAAATCCACTGCAACAACTTCATTGTTGGTGTATGAATAATATATCCAAGCACCTTCCTTTGACCTTTGAATCAACCATTCACTGATTGTATCAAGCCTGTCATCCTTTACAAATTGAGTTTCAATGATCGTTTGATATTCCGTATAACGCTGAGTGTAATAAACAAGTAAGGTATCTCTGAGCTGAATGATTGAATCCTTTACTTTGGTTTCTTGCTTGAATGCTGCAATCTTCGCCTTTTGGCTTTCAAATATAGCATTGATATCATCCGCTTGTTTCACAGTCAATATCACTACACTGTCACCTTTAATTACCGTCTTCAGTGGGTAGCTTGATTGGCTGAAAATCGAATTCATCACCATTAGAAATACGAGCATTTGTAGCTTGTTCATTGGTCAACTCTTTTTTAATCTTTTTTACGATGCTTTTTGTACTATCCAGGTCACCGATAACCTCACTTACCATCTGTTGCATTTCTGCCTTCTCATCAACTAACTCACTATTCTCTGCCTCTAAGGTAGCGACACTCGACTTGAGTCCCTTATTCTCGCTCTTTAAGGCCTTATTTGCGGTTGTTAGATTAGCATTG